CTGAACACACTCACGGTGCTTACATCAAACCGATGCTTGCCAAATCATACACAGGAAAGTTACCTGATAGATTCATCATCGACACTAAGTACGATGGAAATAGGTATCAGATACACAAGGCTGATGACATAATAGTTTTCAACAGAAAGGGTAAGGTCGTAACAGACCAGTATCCTGATGTTGTTTCATGGGTATCTGAATTCGATGCTAACAAGTTCGTCATTGACTGTGAGATATTTCCTATTGATGAAGTGGGTAATCCTACTGCACATCAGAAACTAGGAACAAGGGTTCACTCAAAGGACAAGCAGAAAGCAGTTTCTGACTGTCCTGTTCAACTAGTTGTCTTCGATTGCATGTCATACATGGGCAACGCTCAACTGAATCAGCCATACGATGTGAGGCTAGAGGTGATGAAGAAGTTCGTTCCTGAAGACTATCAGGCTAGGATGTTTGAGCATGGCAATATTGAGGCAGCGTACAACGTAGCAATCAATGGTGGCTTTGAGGGAATCATGATAAAAGACTTGGATGCTACCTATGAATCCAAGAGGTCTAAGGCTCTGTTGAAGCACAAGCCACCTAGAATTGAGTTGGATGTTGTCATCACTTCAGGCAAGCATGGTAGCGGTAAGAGAGCAGGAGTGGTCGCCACATATGGTGTATCTGTCAAGGAAGATGGTGCAGGATATGTGGAAGTAGGAAGTGTGGGTTCAGGTATCTCAGAGGTTGAGATGGATGCACTATCTGTAAAACTGAAGAGGATAGTCGAGTCATATGACAATGGAACATACTTCTTCCTACCTAGAATAGTGTTGGAGATAACCTCTGATGCAGTCACTAAGAATCAAGACGGAACGTATGGTTTGAGATTCCCAAGGATAATCAGAATCAGAGAGGACAAGTATCCTAGTGATTGCAATACGATACAGGATATTGAGCGATATTGTAGTAACATATAATGACAGGCTTCTACTCGGAGAACTGTGTATAGCAAGGAGTTCATTCAGGGAGCATTCCTCTCTCACGGAAACCCTGAAGTCAGCGTTGTCAGAAACGGCACAGAGATAGGATACAGAGTGAGAATCAGAATATGTCTGAGAGGAAGTGAAGACTTTCTTCTTGGAATGCAGAGAAGTCTTCTTCAGCATGAGATTGACTCCAAGTACAAGGAAGAGGAACACTCTGCTAGACGTAAGCCAATACTGATAGTGAGCAAACTCAGTGAGGTCATGAAACTCATCAATATGCTTCCACTCAATCTACCATCAAATGCAGATTGGGATACACTAGCGAAGACTACGTTCATGGTTATGCAGAAGGAGCATCTCACTCAAGATGGTCTTGATAAGATACTCAAGATGAAGGGGGTTCTCTGATGGCAGCACTGTGTAAGAGATGCAGTCTTCGTGAGGTTAACTCAGAACTCAAACAGGTTTGCAACATTTGCAGTTTGAAGATGAGATTAGATAAACAGAGTCAGGTATCCGATGATGAGATAATCACTCATCACATACTGACAAGAGTTCAGGAAGGATGTAGGAAGTGTAAGAACAAGGCATTCGGATACAATGCCGGAATAAAAATTGAGAATGGTCTAAAGTGGTTTATCATTCAGGTAGACTGTGGAGACTGTGGAGAAAAATATGAAGAGATAATGGAAATAAGGATTGATACAAATGAGTCTAATAAATATGAAGAATCAGAATAGAACAATAATAGTTGTAGGAAAAGACGGAACAGACAAGATGGAGAAGGCGAGTAAACTCGTCTCAAGCGACCCTATCATAATGTATGCTAATGAGTATGACATAGAGGATAATCACTCTATACCTGCTGATAGAGGCATAATCATCAGAGAGTGCAACTACAAACCAAACGTAGAAGCAATTAGGAAGACTATGCTTGAGTACAAAGGTCAAGTAGTGTTGACTTCGATTAATCAGAAGGATGTTCCTAAGAAACTGTTTGGTATGTGTAAGTTGAATAGAGCAACAAAGAAGTCGCTACTGGATGAGATAAAGGAGATTGCCCCACGTTCTGATGAACCCTACAACTACGATGTGGATATATTCACTATGGTTGGGGATTATCTAAGAAACCCTGATAGGGAAGTGATAATGAATCAACTGAAGGTCAGTGAACCTGCTGATGTTCAGTTCATATCTTGGTTAGCACCCAACTTGCATCCTAACAAACTGATGTTCTTGGATGCCAAGGTGAAGAGAAGATGGAGCAAGTCATACTTCTACGAGATGTTGGCTTATGCCCACGATGGTAGGATGCATCGTAAGATGACACCACCACAAAGAAAGGCATATTCTTCAATACCGAAAATTTTGAGGAAGTTAAAAATGCGGCCTTTTCAGAAATACCTTTTGAAAGACTTATTGAAAAACGATGATTTCAAAGAGTATTGTAGAAACACACTCTCAACGACTGATTTGAGGATACTTAAACTCAGCAAAGAGAGACGAACAAAACGAACTCCGGTTCAACCAGTTGCCACACTGTCAAAGTGGCTTGATTAAAAATGAGGAATGAAAATGTTATGGACAGAAAAATATAGACCAAAGAAACTTAGTGAGGTTGTTGGACAATACAACTTCACAATCGATGCAGAGAGTTGGGTAGAGCAGGGCAACATGCCTAACGTTCTACTGTATGGAATAGCAGGTGTGGGTAAGACTGCTGCTGGTATTGCATTGGCGAATGATATTCTCAAGGAAGATGTAGACAACAACTTCTTTGAAATCAATGCATCAGACGACAGAAGACTAGAGACAGTTAGAAACCAAATCAAAGAGATTGCTTCGACCAAGAAGATTGGTGATGCTCCATTCAAGATTATACTTCTTGATGAGATGGATGGTATGACTAAGGATGCTCAGAACGCATTGAAGAGAATCATGGAGAGGTATGCAGACAATTGCAGATTCCTAATCACATGCAATGATAGATTCAGAATAATACACCCTCTTCAATCTAGATGTGCCAATTACAGATTCAATAGATTGCAGGATAGAACGATGCATAAGTTGCTATCAGACATTCTAGAAAAGGAAGGAATAAGTCACATTTCCAGCGATGATTTGGAAATCTTCATAGAGTCCCTACACGGAGACATGAGGCGGGGGCTTACTGAACTTCAGGCTGTAACTTACAGTAAGTCTTCTATATTGAATCAAATCAACAAGAATCAAGAACCCTATACTGAAATATTACAAATGATTGATGAAAATAACTATGAGAATTCTTTAGGTAAGGTGCATGACTTGTTGTATGAAGCAGTAGACATGAAGACTATATGCATTAACTTGCATGATGTTATCATCAAGACAGATATGCCAGCAACCAAGAAGTTCAAATTGCTTAGGGTTGTCGGAGAGGCAGAGTGGAGAAGTAGTAGTATGACTCCAAAACTGCTTGCATCTTGGATGATAGGACAGATGATTTGATGATTGAGTTCCTGATAGGTATAGTAGTATTGAGACAATTATTAAGATGGTTAGATTCACCTAGAAGGAGATTTTGAAATGAGGTATGAATATGAAAATGGATTTGAACAAAGACGGCGTAGTGGATATTGAAGATATCAAACATCTACTACTTCGGTATGAGATAATAGCGTTAGGCGGTGCATTGCTGATTGTACTGCCTGTACTAAACACGTTAGGTTACATCAGCGTAGATTCCAATCTCTTTTGGATATTGTGTGGCGTAGTCATGCTGACAGAAGGATTAGTGGAAATAAGACACGAAAGAAAGAAAATGAAAACAAAGGAGGAATATGAAAATGAATGATGAAATAAAGAATGATATTGAGAAAGCCGCAGAAATACTTGGCATGAGCCAAGAGGATGCTATGGCGAGGTTTGAGGACATATGTTCCAAGAACAACGTCAACGCAACCGAAGAACCCCAACTAGCGAGGGGTCTTTGGAAAGCATTCTATGTGAACAGTCGTGCAGCAATGAAGCGACAAGATTCACCACAAGCCACTAACAACAGTGGCGGTCTATTCAAAGATGCATTTGGCTTCTTCATCTCGATGAATGAAGCAAGAGATATGGGTGCTATGAATAGAGACAGGCTAACGAATGAATATATGAGAGACAGCGAAATGACATACAACTTGGGTAGAGTTGCTATCTTCACTGAAGATGGTGATGGATACGAAGCAAGGATGATGAGAAGTGGCGAAGAGATTGTGAAGCACATGGGCAAACTTCCTGAGAACAACGTAGAAGTTGACACAGGCAGGTTCATTGTTCCTCTTGATACAAGAGAAGGTGACTGGAACAAGAACTACGGTAAGCCACTACCAAAGGAAGAATACCGAAGAAGCGGTGTATTCGTTGGTGAAGTTGATGGACAGATGGGCAAGTGGGACTTCTCCTACAAAGGCACATCCTGTGTTCACTTTGAGCCAAAGACGTTTGAGTTTGTTCACTTCAGTTGCATACCTAACTCTTTCAGAGCAGGTGCAATAAGCGGTGGAACTGACACTACACTTACTTCATTGGTATACAATGCAGACCTATCTACTGACTCTGAGACTTACAGAGATGTATCTCAGATTGATATCCAAGACACTTTGATGGAGTTCTGTGAGTCTAATTACAGCCCATTGGTAGACATTGACAGATACCATGCGTCTGCTATGAGCAAGAACTATGCAGATAGATTCGTCTTTACTGATGGTAGTGTCACAAGTATCAACATGAGAGCAACCAGCAATGGTAACAGGATTGTTAACTTGGATGACTTCAACACAGAGATTGATTGGGATGGAGATGGTTTCAGTGGCACAACCTGCTGGATACCTGAGAACGTAGACATCAACTTCGGTATCGGTTCTTCGATAATCGTAGTAGGTAGAACGTCTCAGTCTGCTGAGAACCCAACAAGTATCAACGTTTCAGGTCTGTTTGTCGTGAGCAATCGTGGCGGAAGCCCTGAGCAGATTGATGTCGTAGAAGAAGATGAAGATTGGTTCTTCGACTGAGGTGTTCGTAATGGAATACAGTATGGTTACTGATTCCAATGGAGGTCTCGTTATTCATGGGAGAAGTTTTGCTTTTCGCATGGATAGCGTAGACTTCCTAACTTGGAAGTACAACCCCGATACGGGTGACTATTGGACAAAGTTTCACTTTGAATCCAAGGATGTAAGAGTTAAATTGTCTCTTGTAGAACTTAATGAACTACTAAAACAATGGAAAGGGATTTCATTTAATCCTGATAATTATAAGAATGGTGATAGATATGAGTTGGACAAACAACGATAAAACAAAGGCAGTGCAAACGAAAGAATCTGACAAGGGCAAGTATGCTCTTCGTAAGAAGGCCATGCTTGAGCAGATAAAGCAAGCACAGGAGAACAACAAGTCATTCCTGTGTCTTGGTATTTGGGGAGAACCCAAGTCTGCTAAGTCGGCAACGGCTATGGATTTGTTGACGGAAGAAGACAT